AGTTAAATAGATATCAATTTCTATTTTTTTAAAAGGAAATGGTTGATATTTTTGTATATTATCATCATTTACCCCTAAACAATGACATACATTATAAAATAATACATTTTTATCTATATCCTCATTTAATATTCTATTATTTTTGGCACCCCAGTCACCTCCTCTCATTATAAAATCAGAAGGAAAATTATTGTTTTTCAGGAGATGAATATGATATTTAATATTAAAATAATTATAAATATATGTATTTTCATGATTCAAACTAAAATTATAACTTTGAATAGGATAAGAAAACACATACAAATCTCTATTTGTTTTTTCTACGATTCTTATAGCAGAAATTAGAGGGAATAATTGATTACAAATACCACTTTTAATATAAAGATATAGTTTAGACGACATTAAAAATAATGAATTATAATGAATTATAATTAATTATAGTCTTAAATGAAAAAATAAATATTTAATCCTAGTTATCTAATTAAATTAACTAGAGTAGGCTAAACCACCCATACCACTCATTATACGAAGTATATTGTAACTTAATGCGAAATAGCGTACTTTACAATTTACACTTTGAGTATTAGTTGATAAATTGATAACAAGTTCGGCATTATCTATACGAGAGAAATTACATGTGCCACTTGGTTGATGGTCTTCTGGTTTAAGAGCAAATGAATATACATTTATACCAGGAGCAGGACTAGCAGTATGGCACTCGTATGGAACTACTACATTGAAATAGAAACCGTTGCGTTGTGAAAATCTTTCATTACCATTGAGTAATATTTTGGCACTTGTTGTTGGATTTCTCCCAGCATCCATTATATTCGCATCGTTGGAAGTCATAGACCAAAGCCCACTTGAATTACCAGAAACTGGTTGTGCTGAAGCAGGACCTAATAATTTTTCCACATTTCTAGCGGAATAAAGATTAACACCTGATGAAGAGGTATAATCACTTACATCATTATAACCCGCATTAGTATTAGTAACACTTGCTGCCGTTGTAGTAGTAGCCCAAGCATTATCTGTATTTAAAGCACCGCTTACTTTTACAGTAGGAAGCCCATACCACATATTTTGTTGCCCACGCCCTCCTACCATTCCAGGACCATAATAATTTTCGGGTGTGCCTGTAAAGTTAGTATAATCCCAAGCATCTGTATAATTAAATGGTTGATATCCGGCACGCGCTTGAGAATAATTAGCGTCTGAAAAACTATTAGGTTGTGTTACCCATATTAATTCTTTAACTGGATGATTTAAATTTATTCTGACAGTAGTTTGTGTATTTCCTGAAGATACCGATACATCTTTATTTAAACCTTGTAATTTATCTATTAAGTATTCGTGTTGAACTTGTGCAAAACGACGTCTTTCATTGGTGTCTAGGAAAATATAATCTACATATAGATTTGTATCTCCTAATGTGACGCTTGATAAAACACTAGAACCTGTTTTGTATACGTAGCTTGTGCTACTGTCTTGTTGAGTTGCCCAAATACATTTATCCAATGTATTGAATTCAAAAGTTACTTTAACATCGTGATATTGAAGGGCAATAATAGGTAATGCCAATCCAGGACTCCGGCAGAAATAAAATTGGAGTGGAATATACATGGTATAGGAATCTATAATACAATCCGTTGAGCTTGTATTAGTACTATGGATTTGGGTAAGTTTAGGGACATTTCCTACCATTTCAGCATAGGCAGCACCATGTTCAGATTTTTGTGTTAATTCATTCCAAATATGTAGCCATTCTCCAGTATGTCTATCGATTTCATCACCACCTATTTCTAGTTTTACTGTTTTAATAAGATTATGACCCGGCCAATTTAACCAACGGAAAGCTTTGTAATGTCCGGAGGACAAACTTGTGCTAAGATTAATTTGCGGTAATGTGGTTTGTAAATACATTCTATAAATTAAATCCCCATTTCGGGATATAGTAGCCGATGCTTCATTATTAAAATCGGCAGTTCCATTAAATGTCTGTTTGACAGATTCTATAGAGAAGTTTGTATGCCTTCTATAAATAGCCTTAAAAAATGTAATTTGTGGATTTCCAGTAAGGTACATGTCTTGAGCTCCATAAGCTACCAATTGGATTAAACCTCCTCCCATTATATTATATATTATATATAAAATAAATTATTTTTAGTTATAATTCTTTAAGTATTACTTAAAGAAAAAATAAAAACATTATTTTATAAACATACTTAAAAAAGCATTTATGTCATTCAAGACAAAAAATCGTAAGAAGTCCCAGTTTGATACTAGGGTGACATTGGATGCTAAATACAACGATAAAGTTAAATATTTTTGTGATAAGCAAGAATCGTTGTTGGACAAACTTAATAAATTAGGATTACTAAAGGGCACATTAGAATCTTATAATAGTATACCTAATAAGGATTTAGAGAGTGATGATTTAGAAAAAAAATTAGATACAATTGATAGAATTAAAGCACTAGAAAATGAAATAAGTAATATAAATTCGAATAAGGAAGATATCAATTATTTATTAGATACTGGGAATTTACTTTTTAATTATTACGATACTATTAATGTTAATAAAGAAAAAATAAAGAAAAAAGTTTCCCAGATTGTAAATCCCGTTCCAAATCAAAAATCTGTTATGGATTACTTTAAAAAGGGTAAACTAGTTAATAGTTCACCATTAGCCCAATCTTCTGAAAGTAATTCGGATTCGAATTCGTATTCTAATTATAATTCTAAGACTAATCCTTCGAAAGCTAAACTATATGAAGAATATTTAGCTCGTACAAATGATAATGATATTATTTTAGACAATGTTGAAGATAAAAATGTTGAATTATGCTTAACGTGTAATGTTGAAAGGAAATTATATATGTCGGAAGGGAAATTAATTTGTCCGAGATGCGGCGATGAAATTTTTATTTTAATCGATTCGGACAAACCTTCATATAAGGAGCCGCCTAGAGAAGTAAGTTACTTTGCATATCGCAGAATAAATCACCTAAATGAGTTTAGGCATATAGACGACGACCAAATGATAATGAATAAGCTAATTTGCGTATAAACGATAAATTTTATTAAACGAGTTTTTGTATATAAACGACAAAATAAATAAAACGAATAAATTACTTAACGATTTAATAATGATTATATAACAAAATGTATGGTGAAATTTATTTAATTGAAAACAAAGAAAATGGTAAGTGTTATATTGGACAAGCACTAAAATATGTATCGAATAATAAAAATAAATGGGGAACAAATGGTAGATGGAAATCACACATTCGTGAAGCTTGTAGTAAAGAAAAAGACCATTGTTCGCTATTAAATAGCGCCATTCGTAAATATACACCTACAGGATTTAATATATCTACTCTATGTGAATGTGAAAATCAAGAAGAATTAAATGAAAAGGAAATTTACTATATAGCAGAATATAATAGTTTAGCACCTAATGGTTATAATTTAAAAGCGGGAGGTTCTTTTGGTAAAGCTCATCTATTATCTATTGAAAAACAAAAAAAATCACGAATGGGTCTTAAACACACGGATATTACAAAACAAAATATTAGTAAGGGACAATTAGGTAATAGGCGTGGTATAAAAAAGAGGAAATATCCTGAAGACAACGAATTACCTAAATATATAAAAGCCAATAGAATAAATAATAAAATAACAGGATATGAAATAGGTTCATTCCCAATAGGTATAGAAACAAAAGAATATTTACCTACTATTAGATTTAGCATAGCAAAATATAACACTAAGGAAGAAGCATTAAATTCTGCCGTTGATAAATTAAATGAATTAAAGGAAGAATATTCATATGTAGAAGAAAGTATACAAACTATAAAGGACGAACATGTTATTACTCAATTGAAAAAAACACAGAAAGAATTAATAATTGAATCATTGCCCGAATATGTTTTCCCAATATTTAATGATAACAATCAATTAGAAGGATATTCTGTCGATGGATTGGCTGATGTGTTAGATGTTAATGTCCAAAAAGTGGTGTTTACAGATTTTACTAATAAATACAATTTAGAACATGCTGGCAAATTTATTGAGAAGATGAAATATATTAATGATAATTTTATCGACATTAGTAATGTTCCATTGACTGATTTAATAGATTGTAGTAGTCCGTGTACTAAATTAAAAGGCGTAGGGAATGAATATATCCCCATGTATATGAATATTGTAAATCAAAAAGGAGTAGCAGTAGGTTATTGTATAAATAATTATCCCATACATAAGAAAGATACAAATGAAATTCAAAAGTTTTATAAGAAATATACAAAATCATTATTAACTATGGAAGAAAAGTATATATTAGCGTATGATAAATTAAAACAATTAAGAGAAAGTTTTCCAATTCCAAAAAAAAACAAATTATCGTCGTCGTCGTAATCGTAAACGTGCATTAATTGCTCATAACAGCAGACTGCCCAATTAAATACTTTCAATATGAAAGGGGAAAAACAGTGTAATCTGCTAGTATATTAGAAGCAAATATTATAGTTAGTAGCTTTTAGTATGCAACACTTTCAAATTGCGGGAAACTCCTGCTAAGTTTCTACTACCACTCCATTTGGGAAACCTTATAGGAGGAACACGGTTAATTGCCGTAGCCAATGGTAATAAGGTAGAAAATAGGGACAATCCGCAGCCAATCTTCTAAGTTCGTTATAACTAGAATAAGGAGAAGGTTCAGAGACTAGATGTTAGTGGGTCTGAGAAGTTTAGTTAGCTTCGATGATGGCTTAAGGTATAGTCCATCCGCTGGGAGACCAGATTTTTAGGGAGGTTTCTATAGACTGAACCTAAAAAGGTTTATATATAATAACACTTTAGAGTGTAAATTATAAACTGGAGTAAATGGGTTAGCACAATTTCAGGCAAAAGAAAGTACAGATATTCCTCAGGAAGTATATGATAAAATTATACTTGAATTAAAAAAAGAAAGAATAGAAGATATGTCTAAATTAACACCAAAAAAACTTCGTGATATTCTTAAGAAGTTAGATAAGAATAAATATTATGAGCACGTACCTCATATTATAAATAGATTGAATGGTCTACCGCCACCTACTATTAGTAGGGAGACAGAAGAAGAATTACGACGTATGTTTAAAGAAATAGAAGAAACATTTATTAAATATTGTCCTAAAAATAGAAAGAATTTTTTGTCGTATTCATATGTTCTTCATAAATTTTTTCAGTTATTAGAATTAGATGAATTTTTAGCATGCTTCGAGCTTCTAAAGAGTAGGGAAAAATTACACCAACAGGATGTAATATGGAAAAAAATATGTGAGGAATTAAGATGGGAATTTATTCCAAGTGTTTAATAAAAGCTATTAAGTATGGGTTATTACGTATAAGATTATCTTATATTTTGTTAGATATATTTATATAGTACTAATACAATATGTCGTGTGAGACAGATGAATACTCTTTAATTGAAGATAAAGACATTTATTTTAATAATGTCGTTAAATTAGACAAGAGTGACCTTCATAAAAAAGTTATTATTAATATAATTGGTAGATTTTTTTTAAAAACAAAGGACTACTCTGTATTTAATAGTTATATAGAAGCCCTAATGGATAAAGCTATAAAATATTCTAAAAAAAACTATAATACAGAGATGATTATAGTTCATTTAAACCTAACAAAGATGTTTATACGTCAAGTAGATTATAAATTTATTAAAACTATAGTCCCTATTTTTCAGGATAAGTATCCAGATAGATTAGAAAAATGTATTATTACTGGAATTCCGATATTTTTTAAAATAGTTTATAAAATAATAAGTCCTTGGATAGACAAGGATACAAGAAAAAAGATATTTTTTGAGAAAAGGAATGGTATTACGAGTTTTACAAATGATTTTTCAGAATTAGAAATATAGTCTTTTTCCTAAAGTGGAAATAAAATATAGCCATAGAATTTTCAATTTAAATTTATCATTGCTTTATAATTATTAATTTATTGTAATCAGATACCTTTATTTCTATTGTTTTAGGATTCATTTTTTCGCAATTAGAACATTTTGACCAATAATCAAACTGATCCCCTCCATACTGTATATGTTTAGAATCAATGTTACAATGACTACATATACGAATCATTACTGGATTAGATTCTTCTCTTGATTTAACACGGTAATCGAGAAATTCAACTGTATTTTTTTCTCCACATTCGATACAAAAGTTCCCTATTGGTATTTGCTTTTTACATTTACTACATTCAATAAATACTATTTCTGTAGGAGTTGTATTTTCACCATTTTTACTAGAATGGCACATAATTGATATTCTGTTTCGTTATTTGATAAAAATATTAATAAAATCATTAAGGAATTTTATTCAATTTTATTATACACCACTACACTTATTCACACCAAAGAAGAATTTAATCCAATTCCAATGGTGACTATGATCTTTATATTGTTTTGTGTAGTATAAATATAACCCAATTAATAAAATAGCTATCATAATAGCAAATAAAGTTATATTTATGTTATGAAGTAATACAATTTTATCGAAATCCACTAAATTATCATTATGTTTAGCCTTAAGTTTATTTTTTTTCTTACTATTTATCCATAGTAAAGAGCTAACACTTTGTGATACGGCACTATTAAGTGTTTTCATATAGACTTGGAGTCCGGTTAATACTAAACAACCTACTAAAAATATGGCAAGAGTTAACCCTTCGTTTTTTGTTGAAAGTATGAATATAGTGTATATAAATATTGTATATATAAGGTAGTTTAGTAGGCTTCTTTGTTTAAATTTATTTATATTTTTAGAGTTATCATTATTTCCATTATTATTTCCATTATTTCCTTCATTACTTTGACAACCGTCAATGTAGCCATCTACTACTAGTGATTCTAATGCATACCAATTGAGTAAAAAGGTAAATACATAGATGGATAGAAAAATAATTAAATGTTTAATGAATATTGAACTTTTTAAATATCTTTGTAAATTACAATTTAGAATAGTGCTCGTATCTCCCATCATTAAGACGAAATATAGAAAAAAATATAGCTAATATAAGCTGATTTATTTCCATTGTATAGAATACGGTTATAAATTTAATGAATTAAATGAAAATTTAATGAAATGATTTCCTACTCTATAATTATTATAATTAAACATATCGGAAAATTTATTGTGGTGTTGGATCTGTAGCATATAACCAATTATTTATCACATCCGGAGCATTTAGATTAGATGTATGTAGACCTTTCCTACAATAATCACCATCCACAGCCGCTCCACAGCAAGACCAAATATTATCGGCTGTTGAATAATAAG